TAAAGGTGGAAGATGGAATAGAGTTGTTCCGTGAGTTCTTTAAAAATACAAGTTGGTGGCAACCATTATATTAAAAAATATATAATACAACCTTTTGAGTTTATTTCAAAAAATAGATTAACTTTTTTTCAAGGTGTAGTTATCAAGTATGTTTTAAGATACCAAGATAAAAATGGTATTGAAGATTTAAAGAAAATCATACATTATTGCGAACTAGAAATTGAGAGGTTAAAAAATGGAAACAAATAGGCTGATCGGTAGAATATTGAAACTTAACATTGATAATTATAGAGCATTTGCCAGAGTTGGCTTTGCTCCGACACCTAACGGTATCACACCAATATTATTTGCAATAAACATAAAACCTTTTGACCAATTGGTTGATAGAGAAGCAAAAGCTCACGCAATTTCTATTACAAAGAATTTAGAAAAGGGCGATACATTTGACAAAATTGCAGAAGATTTAACCAAAGAGAGCATTGTGGGAAATGTAGTTCACTACATAAAAAACAACTTAGAAGAAATTATTGCAAATGTTCAACCTGACAAAGTTGTAAAACTTAGTACTGATCCTTATAAAAAAATTAAATAGGAGTTTTTATGGATAAGATAATGGAATACATAGACATAGCTTGGAAATGGCTAAATTATAAAATACCTGCATGGATTGTTATAATATTAGTCGTTATAGCTTGGTTTATTTAATGGAAGAAAGAAAGTCAACGGACTTCCTCATTATCCATTGTGCGGCTACAAAGCCCTCAATGGATATTGGGCTAAATGAAATTAGAAAATGGCATTTAGAATTAGGTTGGAGAGATGTCGGCTATCACTACATTATTAGAAGAAACGGAGAAGTAGAACTCGGAAGAAGCATTCTAGATACTGGCTCACACGCAAGGGGATATAATCACAGGAGTATAGGTTTGTGTATGGTTGGTGGAATGGCTGATGACAACTCTGCCGAAAATAATTTCACAGATCAACAATGGACTGCCTTATTAGATTTAGTACAACAATTAAAAAACAATTATCCAGATGCAAAGATAATTGGTCACAATGAAATTTCAGCAAAAGAATGTCCTAGCTTTGATGTTCAGAAATGGAAAGAAGATAATTTATGATATTAGATGTAGTTAAATTAGCTGTAAGTGCTGGAACGCACATAATGACAAACAGACAGAAAAGAAAAATGTTAGAGTCAGATGCCGCTATGTTACACGCACAAAAAATGGCAAATGGTGAAGTTGAATATCAAGCCGCAGTTAGAGAGTCAAACGACAAAGGCTGGAAAGACGAATTCGTTCTTATTCTCGTATCGGCTCCTGTAATATTATTAATCTGGAGTGTTTTTAGTGAAGATCCTGACATTCAAGCTAAATTGCATATGTTCTTTGAACAATTTAATAATCTGCCTTTTTGGTACCAGACGTTATTTGTTGGGGTCGTTGCTAGTATATACGGACTTAAGGGTGTAGATATTTTCAAGAAAAAATGAGCGATATAAAAATTGTCTTACATAAGGCAATTAATATATTCTCAATCGTAAAGGTTTTATACACAGTTAAAACATTAGATCGTGCGGTTGGTTGTTTTGAATTACTTGATACCTACCCAGATTTAAGTTGTACACACGATTTTGAACAAACACTAAAAGGAACTGTCAGTAATATTTATTCAGGATTAGATATTCAGGGAGAAGTATTTTTGACGGAATTGGAAGATAACGAACTCTTAGACGGATCAATCCGACCAAGAGATTTCGCTATAACAATTAATTAGAATAATAGACATCATTTAAAATTTTAGAAAGTTCTTTCATATCTTTCTTTTCTTCATAATAGAATTTATTTAATGATCTCACTATTTTTCTTCTAGCTTTTAGAGCATCTTCTTCTGTTTTGTAAATATGATATATACCTAATAAAGAATTAGGATATTTTGAATTATCCCAGTCACTATATTTAAATGTATCCATTTGAGGATATTCTATTAAAAAGTATTTATCGTTATCCCAATTATTATCCTTATCAAGATATTCACCTTTACAAATGCCAAAATCATGCCAAGCATATTTTTTATTTATCATTGTTTATCCTCCCATTTTTGATATTGATATGCTAGTAATAGAATTAATACTACCAACCCTCCGAAGAAAGTTGGTAGTAAGAAGTAATACAATAAAGTTTCCATTACTATCCTCTTAAATAATCTGGGGAGTATATCCTCATACCTTTAATCGGATAACCTTTATAAACATTTCCTCTAGGGTGAGGGGCTGGTCTCGACCATGAAGCGGCTTTTAGTATATTTCCTTCACTATCAATAAAACCCCAAACCGATTGGTTCTGTTCACATTTCTGTATTATTTTAATAAATTTATTACCAATTTTATAATAGTAATTAGCTTCTAATTCCCATTGATTTTTATGGGCTTCAATAAGATCATTTATTAAAATGTCTATTTTTTCTATTAATTGTTTATTTGTTTTCATTATTACCTCCAAGTAATGATTGTTAATGAAACAATTGTTAATAGTTTTAAAAAAAAAATAAACAGTTATTTTGCAAGAACAAAAATAGAACAATATTTATCTCGCATATCTATGTCAAATACAGCTATTTTAGCCTGTAAATGATATATACCTCATGAAAACGAAAAAAGCTCTAATTTTGCAAATTTGCTTGATTAAACAGTATTTGGTTCTATTTGAGTACCGGGAAACATCTTGCAGATGTCTGAAATATTAGGATTTTTCAATAAAATATCATTTATTTGGGTTTTTGTGTATGTTTTTGACCAAGTATTAGTCATCATTTCTTGTCTTTTTTTATCAATCCATTCGTTATATTCAATCAATTCTTGTAAGTTTATTACATAACATTTTCCCCATTTATATTCTTTTATCGGATATTTACTAGCAAATGTCTTGGAAACATATAACTCTCCTTCCCATATTTTATTACCTTGCTTATTTTTATATCCGCAACTTACTCTAAGACTGTTATTTTTTAAACGAAATGGTGCAATACCGATACATCTGTCAGTTCCATTCCATATAGGTGCTTTAATAATAAATCTTTTAGACTCCATTTTTTAACTCCTCTCGTCTAGTTGCAATTTGTGATCTTACAATTTCACATTCTAAAAGGTGTGCTTCTTTAATACCCCAATTTCTTGCCATTTGCTCGTCTGCAAGATCAATTTTTTTGTCAAGTTCCTCAAGTTTGTAATCAGCTTTTGCCATATTCTCAGCCAATTTATCTGATGAACATTGTTGTCTGTATTCAATAAATAATTTGCTTTTTAATCGCTCTCTTTGTCTTAATAAAGACTCAACACCTGCTTTTGACTCTCTTGCGTCAATACAGATGTCGTAAGATTTAGATTTTAATTTTTCTAAATATTTTGGATTAGTCCATTCTTCCATAAAAACCTCTTGGCGAGGGCTAGATCAGGGGGAGTCTTGGAGGTAAAACCTATTGATCTAACCCTCATAATGTTAGTACCCTTCGTTAGATAAAGTTATATTGATATGTGTTGCAATATCTTTCTTTAAACTTGTATCAAGAGATACTAAATTATCGTGAGTATTTACAACCTTAAATACTTCACCATAATTATTTACAAGGCTTTCTATGCGTTTCAGCATTCTTTCTTTCTTTTCATCTTGAGAAGATTTTTTTTGCTCTTTATTAAGTTCTTTTTCAAGTTCTTCTGCAACAAAATCATCATCAAGTTGTTCAACATCCTCTTGGAAAGATCCTTCTGGTAATTTTAGAACTTTAACAGAGGCAATATCAATATTCAGCCAACCGTCTTTATTCATTATATCAAGTTCAACTTGTGCTTTTTCTACAAGCCAATCTGGATTAGGTTTGTTATTATGAAATATATTACAAGCTATACTTTTAAACTTGTTATCCCATTTTGATTTATCGAATGACTGAAAATACTGAATATTTTCTTCTGTCATTTCTAAAGGTCTAAAACTAAACCCTTGTGTTTTTTTTGACGGATCTCTGTCAAAAACTTTAGTAACTTCGCAGTTAATTGTTTTCATTATATGCTCCTTTGTAGAGGTTAATTATTTTTTCCTTATAGTTTTCGTCACTATAATAGAAAGTATTAGTATCAGGGAACGGAAACATATTCAACCAATCTTGCCTTGTATTGCATAAATCGTCATAATGTTCAATACAACGCATATGATTTAACATAATTTCCCAACCGTCAGCTAATTCTTTTTGAGGTATTTCAATAAACAATGTTTTTTTTGTTGTACCATATAAGAGTGCAAATCGTCTATTTTTGCCACTCATACCCCAATAATATGATTGTTGCAGAATATGAGAAAATTCTGCATTTCCATGATTAGGCATTCTATCTTTACTTTTTAAATCTATTGTAATGTTATCGTAAGTAAAATCACCGTATCCCAGAGAATAAAATTTAAAAGATGGTAAATGTTGTTTAAATTCTTCTTGATATATTTTAGGTCTTTTTAACTGTCTGCTTTCTAATTCTTCTGCCATATTTCTTGCACAGAGAATAGACCAACCTACATTTTCTATGTCTTCAATACCATACTCTTCTGATTTTTTCTTTGCATAACTAAGTATTTGTTCATCGTCTGGATCTCTATGCAATATAAATCTTGTGATTTCTTCAGTAACATTACCCCTTTTCATTTTATCGTTAGGCTTGCTTTTGATATTGAATACCTGTTCAGCAACATATCCTTGTGGATCATTTCTAAATTTATTTAATTTTCCTGCAGAATGCCTATAATTTAATTCAGTAAGAACAGACATATTAACCCTCCTAAAATTATAATAAATATAATTAATTTACCGAAAGATGTAAAATATTCATTTCGGTATTTCATGCAGTTCTCCGTTAAGTATTTTATCAACAGCTCTTGGTAATGCCTGTTTGTCAAAAATATCTAGTTTTTCATTTAATAGATATTTCTGCAATGCTAATGACTCTCTTCTAGTCAGCTTGAAGTGATACTGAATATAACCATTCGCCATTTAAATCCTCCCAATCTTGACATTCAAAGCAAATATCTTCGTATGTTATTTCATCGTGATCGCACATAGCCCCACATTCTTTACAAACAAAAATTTTATTTTGTGACATTTAAAGCCTCCTCTATATCTTCTAAAGTAAATAATACTTTTTGTATTTCCCAACTGCACCAGTCAGCTTTGATATATGATATTTGATACCAAACTGATATGAGTAGAAGTACTGCAATTAAAAATAATAATATTTTTTCCATTATTCCCATATTAATACCTGATGCCCTCTACCCTCAAGACATTTTTCCATAATAATTTTATAATTATCTGGTGCTTTTGGTGTAATATTTAAAAACCTAATTCGTGTAATATTATATATTTTTTTTCCAGTTTCCCATACTACGTTTGTGTTATCTTTAGCAATCGACTCACAAGTATATAAATCGTCGTGTTGTCTTTCTGCATTATGTGGGATATTGCCAGACCCACCTCTGCTATCAATGACAGGTTTTACTGAACAACCTGTTATCAATAACAATAGTATCATCATCATTATTGTTTTCTTCATTAAGTACCTCCTCACTTATATGTTGAAAAATTTGAAATTCGCTTTCAATCAAATGTTTAATTATTTGTTTGTTATGCAATTTATTTTTATTGGTATTTTTTATTCTACTAATATGCAAAGGGTGACCTACTTTTTCATACATCAATCTAATACAATCAAGTTTATAATTTAGGTCTTTTAATTCTTGATCTGTTAGATTGATAGCAAAATATCTCCAACCATTTTCTCTTGGTGTTGCTTTCTTTTTCAATGCAATCCTCCTACTTCATATGTTGCGTTAGTTGAGTCAAGCAGATTAAAGATAGCAACGATTAAATGAATTAATTGCCGATTTAAAGGTGTATCATCGCACCTGAAAATTATATCTCTATTTCTACTTGACTCAATAGTAATCATCTTAATGTTCTACATTCATCAAGAGTGTGCTTGTTAGCTGGAAAATGTAGGTCTCTTTCAATGCCTAAACCCATCATTCCTTTGTATTCTCTTAGTTCTCGTATATCTACATAACCAAGTTCATTCTCGAATATATGACAAAGACCAAATGCAACTTCTTTGATTGGGTCATATTCTGATAAATACCAAGTTCCTTGTCCTGTCGGATTAAATAGTTTTACGACAGCTTTGAACTCTTTAGTACCATCTTGCTTATTGTGATTATCAACTAATTTAGTTAATTGTGATTTAGTAAATAGCTTCATTTTATTATCCTCCTTAAAATTTTAGCTTTTTAAATTAATATTCAGTATTTGAAATATTGTAAACAAATATCTTGACTAATTTTTTCTTAGTTTTAATACTGTTTGAGGGGTTGATTTCTAATCCTCCAAACTTTTAACCTTTAAAAGTAAGAAATTGACCCTGTTATATAGATCGAAAAAACATCTAGATTTTATTAGAAAACAAACTTGTATAATTAGTTTTGTTGAAGATGTACAAGCCTGTCATATAAGAATTTTATCAGATGGTGGGGTAGGATTAAAGCCTTCAGATTTTGCAATACCTATGTCATATAAATATCATAAATTACAACACGATATAGGAGAAATAAATTTTTATAAAAAATTCAGTATTAATCCTTACGAAATAGCTTTATATTACGCCGAATTAAGTCCTTGCAAAAGGATTACTGAAGATCATATAAAATATTTATTAGGGAGGAAAAAATTATATGCAGGGCTATATCAAAGTTAGTAGGGCTATTTTATACCATCCAAGTTTACAAAAAAAAGATAGATCGCTTTGTGAAATAGGAGCTTTTATATGGCTTTTATTAGAAGCTAGTTTTAAAGATCGTGATTTTGACATAAAAGGACAAACAGTCAAATTAAAGAGAGGTCAATTATGTTGTAGTATTTCTTATATGGCAAATAATTGGAATTGGAAAAAAGCTAAGGCTCAAAGATATTTAGATCGTTTAAAAAGAAACGGAACGATTTTAAGCAATACACCAACCGATACATCAGCTGATATGCCAAATATCATTACTATTTGCCATTATGATGAATATCAAGATACACCATACGATACACCAAAAGATAAGAAACAGAATAAATTAAAAAGAATAAATGACAAGAATGTAGACGAATTTTTATACATTTGGGGTAAATTAGATGCAAAGAGAGGTAGTAAAAAAGTTGCTATGCAAAAATATAATAAAATTAAAAATAAAGTAGACAAAGATATATTGATTGAAAAATATAATCAGATAGTGAAAAAAGCATCAAGCATAGAGTTTATTCCGCATTTTTCTACATTTTTAAGTCAAGAAAGATGGCTTGACGATGATCAAATTATAAAACAAAAAGTTATGACGCATGAAGATTGGTTTAGGTCAAGATTTCCTGATATATTAGATAAAGATTGGTCAATGTTATCATATTCTTACCCAGAAATAGTTTTTATAAATAGTAAAGGCAATAAATTGGCATACGATATGAGAGACGGAACACCAATTAGCTAATTATTGTCAAAAGTTTGCAAATCAGCTACGATCAGCTGATGGAAGCAATAAAGCCAGAAGATAAGCGAAAAATTAAACCTAGATTTATTGGCACTAAGAAAGAAAAAGCCAAAGGTCAAGGTCGTGTCGTAATGATAAATGTCTCAGAAAGCTCACTTGATACATTGAGGTCAAAAAAAGTTTTAAGTAATGTTCAATATTTTACAGCATTGAAATTTAGGAGATTATGGGAAAAATCTCGCATTGGTAGTTATACATCTAATTTTCATAAAGTAGGAGAAATGAATGGTTGGAACGACATGGCGGTTGATAGAGTAGAGTCAATTTACAAATTATCACGATCTCACACTTGGTTAGGTGATTTTGCTTTCCATCTTATGTATCGTATTTGTGTAGAAGATTTTACAGTAAAAGAACTTGCCGCAAAGTACCAAATGCATAGATCGTATGCAGGGCAAAGGCTGAGAGAAGCTGTAGACGAATTTCGAAAATTTTTAGATCAAAGCTATTGACTTTGTAAACAGTTAGGCGTAAAAGTTGTTATAATTACCATTCGTGTAATTGTACATCAAATAATTTTTAATTTTTGGGAGTTTTCTATGCCATATCATATGGGTAAAAAGAAAAAAAAGAAAAAAAAGAATAAGAGAAAATAATGGTTAAGGTTGCGTCTATCAAGAATATTATAAAGGATCTCAAGCCGAGACAACAAAAGACAATGAGAAGTCATGCTAGACACCATAGCCTTAAACATATGAAAGCAATGGCTCGTGATATTAAAAAAGGTCGTAGTTTTAGACAGGCTCACATATCAGCCCAAAGGAAGGTAGGAAAATAATGGCTAAAAAACGCAGAAAAGTACCAAAGGATAAAAAAACAGGTGTACCTAAAAAATATTTATCAGGGTTAAAAGGTAAAAAACGCACTAAAAGGGCTAACCTATTGAAAAGAATATCAAATTTATACAAGGCAGGAAAAGTAATTCCTACACGATTATTAAAACAAAGAGATAAATTATAATGGCAGTAAGACGAAAACCACTATCGGCTACAGTTCAAAAAACATTAAGACAAAAAGCAAAGGCTTCAAAAAGATACACATATGGCACACTTGCAAAAGTTTATAGAAGAGGGCAAGGTGCATTTTTATCAGCAGGTTCTAGGCCAAAAATACCTATGGCGGCATGGAGTATGGCAAGAGTAAATTCTTTTTTAAGAGGATCAAGAAAGCACGATTTAGACCTCAGAAAAAAACGCAGAAAGAAATGATATGGATTATATCAAGCATTTTATGGTATGAGGGACTTAATAAACCACAACAATCTGATTATTTGCTAAAAACATTTGAAAATAAACTAGAATGTCAAATTTATATTCAGGAAAACAAAGTATTTTTGATTGAACAGCTATTCAAAGAAATGAAAGATGTTGATGGTTTTAAACTTAAAACATTTGAATATATTTGTAAAAAAGAGAGTTTAACAGAAGTATGATCACAACATCAACTAGTATCGCTGTACTAATAAATGGTAAAAAAAAGAAAAGAAGAAAGTTAAAACCATTAAAAAAATTAGAAAAAAAATTAAATCAACATGCCAAAAAATTCTACAAATAAAGCACAATTGCCTGAATTTGTTAGACTTTCGCATTATCAAATACAAATTATACAAATAAATAATCATATAAGTTATGAACTTGCAGAACAGCAAGGCAGTTTTCATAGTAGAGAAATGAAAATATATGTTGATGAAAGCATTATTGAAAAAGGTGGAAGTATTGCAGTAGATTTAGTAAAACACGAGTTGCTACATGCGATATATTATGTTAGACAGTTAGAGGGGAAAAACGAAGAGGACACTGTCAATGGTATGGCAACACACTATACAGAAATAGAGAAAAATAACCCTGATTACGTAATATGGAAATTACAAAACTTAAACTAGATGATCTAATACCATATATCAATAATCCTAGAAAAAGTTTGAATGTTGATAAAGTAGCATCTTCAATACTAGAATTTGGTTTTCAACAACCGATTATTGTAAACAAACAAAATATTATACTTGCTGGACATACAAGGTATTATGCTGCACAAAAATTAAAATTAGAAGAAGTGCCATGTGTTGTTGCTGATTTGTCAGATACTAAGCAAAAAGCATTTAGAATTGCAGATAATAGAGTAGCGGAAGATAATAAATGGGATATACCATTGCTTACTATCGAAATAGAAGATTTAAAGAATAATAATTTTAATATTGATGCGTTAGGATTTAATATAGAAGAATTAGAAGATTTATTTATAGATCATAATTTTGAGCCTGATAGCATTGAAAATCAATCTAATTTAGATACAGAAACAGAAGGAATATGTAGTAAGTGTGGACAAAAACTACAAAACAAAAAAGTTATACATTGATTATTGTTCACATCGAGCAAGTGTTTATGCCGTCACGCATTGGCACTATTCTAAAATAGTTCCCGGTGGTAGATTAGTTCGTTATGGTGTGTGGGAAGATGGAAAATTTATAGGATCAATCATTTACGGTTGTGGTGTAAATCCTAATATAGGTTCGTTTTTGAAACTAGAAATGCATGAAATTACAGAATTACTTAGAGTAGCATTAAATAATCATCATGCCCCAGTTTCAAAAATTGTCGCTATCTCGATGAAATTATTAAAAAAAGATTTTCCTAATATTAGAGCATTGGTATCTTATGCAGACCCTGAACAGGGTCATAAAGGAAAAATATATCAAGCGATGAATTGGTATTATATAGGAAATACAAATCCTGCTAGAAAATACTTTAAAAATGGCAAATTCTTTCATTCACGAACTATGCCCGGAAAGGATTTATCTACTTATAAAAAGGTTAAAACAAAACCAAAATATAAATATTGTTACTTATTCGATAAAAAATTATTTAAATTAATTGAAAATTCAATTAAAGATTATATTGCGTAAATAGTTTAATCAAAACACTAGACTTCCAGTCTGGAGATGGTGGTTTAATCCAACCTTTACGCTCCACTTTTTAAGGCACTGATACAAACAGTTCAAAGAGGAAACAATGGCAAGACCAAAAAAACACGAAATAAACACAGAACAATTACAAAACTTGGCTAGATTAGGTTGCACAAATGTTGAAATTGCAGACTTTTTCGGTTGTTCAGAAAATACTATAAGACGTTATGGCGAATATCTGACAAAAGGGAGGGCAGAATGCAAAATGAGACTACGACAAATGCAGTGGAAATCAGCTGAGAAGGGTAATGTAACGATGCAAATATTTTTAGGAAAACAGGTATTGGGTCAATCAGACAGCCCTGATAATTTAGGAATGCTAGAACCCTTACCATTTATTGATTAATTATGGCAACATATCAAGGTAGAACAGTAAAATTAAACAAGCCAATGAGAGGTGATGTAAAAAAATTTAAAGTCTTTGTCAAAGATAAAAAGACAGGTAGGGTTAAAAAAGTTAATTTTGGCTCAAAAGAAATGAGTATAAAAAAGAATAATCCTGCTAGAAAAAGATCGTTTGATGCTCGTATGGGCGGTGTTTTAAAAAGGGTAAAAGGGCAAAAAACATTGTCTGCCGCCTACTGGTCACTACAGGCATGGAAAAAAGGTTTTAAGGTGTGAGTGATACATCAAAGATAATGCAATGGTTAAATCAAAAAGTAAACGATTTAAAACCTCACGAGAAAAAAGAATTTTTTTTTAATAGTGACTATGCTGGTCGTAAAGTAACAATAAAAGTAAAGATTGATGCCCTTAACAACAGCACAACAGAAAGTAGTCAAAGATAATTCCAGATTTAAAGTATTAATTACTGGACGCAGATTTGGCAAAACGCACTTAGCAATAAGGCAATTAATCAAGTATGCTTCAAAGCCGAATAAGAAAGTTTGGTTTGTCTGCCCTACATATCGACAGGCTAAACAAGTTTGTTGGACAAGTTTAAAAGACAGATTAAAAGATTTAAACTGGATTAAAAAAACAAATGAAAGTGATTTATCAATTATACTGGTAAATGGTAGCATGATCGCCTTAAGAGGAGCCGATCGCTCTTATGACTCTCTTAGAGGTGTAGGACTTGATTTTTTAGTGATGGACGAATTTGCAGATATTCCTAGTCAAGCATGGTACGAAGTTCTTAGACCAACATTGTCTGATAGAAAAGGTGATGTACTTTTTTGTGGTACACCACGAGGGTTTGGTAATTATGCATATGATCTTTATTGTAAAGGAACAGAAGATAAAGATTGGGCAAGTTATCAATTCACTACACTTGATGGGGGTCAGGTAGAAGATAATGAGATTGAACAGGCAAAGGCAGATTTAGACGAGAGAACATTTAGGCAAGAATACCTTGCAACATTTGAAACGTATTCTGGTGCTATTTATTATAATTTTGATCGAGAACAAAATGTAAAAAAAATAGATATTGACGAGACTGCAATACATATCGGTATGGACTTCAATATTGACCCGATGAGTGCTGCAGTGTTTCAGATTAAAAATAATGTAATAAATTTTATTGATGAAATAGTAATTTATTCATCAAACACAGATGAATTAGTAAAAGAGATAAAGGCTAGATATAATAATAAAAATATTATAGTTTATCCTGATCCAGCATGTAGGCAAAGGAAAACCTCTGCTGGTGGAAAGACAGATTTAAATATATTACAAAATGCAGGGCTAACAGTAAGAGTTAAAAATGTAC